AAAATCAACAAACCTCAACTTATCAACTCTGTCAATGAAAAGGACTGCAGAGTAGAAGTTGAGTTTTCTATTGGCAATGTAAATTGGAAAGTTGTCCGTGGTATCAAACCAAACTTGTTTGAAATCTATCGAGATGACACTCCTCTTGATCAATCTGCAGCAGCATTAGACCAGCAGAAGTGGTTAGAGCAGAATGTTCTGAAGATGAACTATAAGTCTTTCACTCAGATTGTTATCCTGGGTAGCAGCACGTTTGTGCCATTCATGCAATTGACTGCTGCAAACCGTAGAGATGTGATTGAAGACCTTCTTGATATTCGTATCTTCTCTTCGATGAACAATCTGATTAAGGACAAGATTCGCAACCTTAAGGAGGAGGTGAAAGTTCTTGACCTTAAGAAAGAATCTCTCACTGATAAGGTTCAGATGCAAGAGAACTTTATCGAAGAACTTGAATGTCGTGGAAAGAAGAATATTGAAAGTAAAGAATTGAAAATTGGTGAACTCCTTGTAGAAGAAAATACCTGGATGGGAGACAACGAAGAAAAGAATAGAGAACTAGTTGAACTTCAAAACAATCTAGAAAGTTTTACAGGTGCCACCGAAAAACTTCGTACACTTGGTAACTTGAAAGGTAAGATTTCCCAGAAAGTATCAAGCATTACTAAGGAACATAAATTTTTCACACAAAATACGGTTTGTCCC